CTTGTACATATTTGTACCATACATACTATTTTGCGAAGAAATTTGTGCATTGAACAAAGATTTATATGCGTTAAGTTGATCTGGTGTTAAAATCTTTTTTGTTGTAGTGCTATATTCTGGATATGGCCTATCTTGCGAATATATATTATTTGCATTTTGAATCTGTAAAAGACTTTGAGAGCCTCCGGTTTCAACATCTTCTATAATTTCTATTTCTTTGGCTCCAAAAAATAACTTGGAAAACAGTGTTGGTTTTTTGGTTACGGCTTCTCTTTGGTCGGCGCGGCCAATATGCATGTCACGCAAACTTCTGTAGGTTTCCGGCCTGGGATTCCATCGATCCAGATGAAACCTCCCAAGACCCTCCCATGACTTTGGATTGAATACTCTACCCTTGCCAAATACAGGGTTCATTGCCGTCAACATAATCATGTTGTATGGCCAGCTAGTTGTGCGAGACATTCTGGTCTTAACGAGGCGAATCCAGTCAGACCATGCATCTTGTAAGGAAGACGCCCACACCATTGTATTGAAATCAAGGTGTTGGCCAGGTGCAGGCATACCAAACGATACCCTCAATAATAAATCTCCCTGGGAGTATGCTGGTGGCATATATGGCATGTTTGTTTGCTACCCCTTTCTGGTCGCGGCAAAAACCGCTTGTCCAACTTTATTGCCATCCATTTGGATATCCGCAACAAGTATTTGAATATCACCAATCTTTGCATTGTTGGCTTCAACATTGCCTTTGCTTTGAATAGTATCAAGGGCACTAATCATCGCAGCTTTATCAACGGATGATATTGCTTGATCAACTTTTTTCATCTTTGCGGCAGCTTTGTCCAAAATGGAATCTTCAAAAGAAGCAATTTTTTTCATTACCTTATAAGAGGTATCATAATAATCGCCCATGGTTTGAATACCTTTTTTGTTGTTGATTCCACCAGCAATGTTATCAATTTTTTTCTGTGTACTTGCAGCATCCTTTGCCATGCTTTCTTGTTTTTTATTTGCTTTCTTTGACTTTTGTTCGCTTTGTTCAAGGGCTTTATCCGATGTTATTTTTCCAGTTTTTGTTCTAGTATCAATACCGCTTAGATCATACATTTGTGGATCGAGATTAATTTTTCCTTCTTTGAGTAATTGTAATTCAAAATCTGTGGGTTTTAATTTGTTGTTTTGCACCAACTGAATTTGTTGCTGCTCGTCTTGATCCTTCCATGTTTCTGCCATATGATGAGCACCAAAAGTACCTTTTGCTGCTTTTTTATAACTCTTGCCAAGCTCTTCTTCTGTTTTAGCCCATGCTTCTTTTTCAGCACCAAAACTGGACATTCTTTGAAACTTAGCATATAAATAAGCAATACCTACCAAGCCCTCATAAAACATATTGCTATATTCGTATGCTTTTAATAATCCATATGCAAGATTATCAACGCCTTCAAGTATTTTGTCCATCCCGGTAGAACCATTCTCATCCATTGTATCTAACCAATTCAAAACTCTATCCATCGGAGGCCCCAACTTATCTAATATTTTTTTAAGTTTGTCAGCCCATTTTTGTAAATTTTCATTATCTTGCCATTCTTTAAATCTAGTTATTAATTTGTCCAGAGTGTTCATTTTGAAATCATCAATAACTTTTCGGAATGGCTCAAACACTTTACCCATTTGTTCCCACATTCTTTTGAGCTTGCCATTTGGACCAAAATATTCATCTAATACGTGCGCCATATCTGATAGTAATTTATTTGCTTCTCGTTGCAATCTTGAATCGTTCTTTTTTTGTCTTGCGCGTTTTTCTTCTTCTTTTTGCAATTGGCCCAAGCTCTTCTGTTGTTTCCCGGTTGATAAAACAGCCTGTGCAGTTTCCGCGTTCCACCCTGTCATATTTATGACGGCTTCTCGCTCGAACCTAGAAAGGTTCTGCCAGTTCTTTCCAGACTTCATCATTTCTTCGCGCAATATATCTGCACGCTCTGTTTCTGTGGCCATCAACATTTTTGCTGTGTTAAGATTCAAGCCCATGACGGCATTTAGCTTACCGACAGATTCAGCAGATGATTCAAATGTCGAAAATTTATCCGAAACCGACAAAAGCTCTTTGAGTGACACACCATATTGACGAGCCATTCTGGAACTAGAAATAGCCATGGTCATAAAATTCTTTCCATACTTTGTCCATACATCCATATTTTCTGAAATATCTTTCGCCATTAAAACAGATGTTGCGCCAGTTTCACTCGCTGCATCCTTGATTCTTAAAATATATTCTGTGATATCTTTGTTTGTAAGTTGCCATCCTTTGTGCAGTCTGCCAACAAAATCGCCAGCAGCTTCCGCGCCCATGCCGAGCCCCTTGGACGCCAAGATACCAACCTTGATCCAATCTTTTGCACCAGAAGCAGTCATTTGAGATATATCAAGGTTTTCCGCTAATTTGGCCGCCACGTTGGCCGCTTCTTCCATGCCCCAGCCCTTCCAAAATGTCATACCAGCCATCTTTTTCATGCCCTTGATCATGGCACCCGAAGGACCAATTTGATCTCGTAAACTTTGAACAGTGTGAACCATGTCCAGTTGCCATCGCCAATAGAATTCTTTCCAAGCATCATATCCCTTTTTGAGCACGTTGAAAAATGCTGAAGCCGCGTCAATTAAAATTCCAGAGAATGCGACGGCAACACCAAGCACTCCTGCTTTAACCATACCCAATATATTTTTATATTTCGTAACAGCAGACAAATGCGACTTGAGTTTCTTTTCTGATGTTTGATGTGACTTCTCTGTTTTTTGTAGTATTTTACCTTGTGCGCCCAATTCTTTTGTGACTTTTTTTAATGTTGCCTCTTGTATTTTATCGCCTTTAGCACTAGCCATTGATAGCTTATTCATAGAGGCAAGCAAATCATTATATTTTAATTGTGCCATAACAACTTGTTTTTTCTGTTCCGCCGCTGTCTTTGACAGCTTTTCAAAATTTCTAGAAAGATCCCGAAACTCTTTTGCTGTGTCCTTTATCTTGTTTTTCATACCAACAAAAAGCGCAACAACTCTGTTGCCAGATTTTTCATTAAAGTATTCACGCTTTGCATCTGTTGCTTTTTCATATTCTTTAGTGAGTTCTTTTAAGTATGCGATTTCAGCAATGGTGGCTCTGGTAGCGGCTTGCACATCTTTGTGCAAGGTTGAAGCCTTTGATACACTACCTTTATTATCAGTATCTTTGGCCATTTATATAATTATTGTTACAAGATAAAAACGTTTATCTTATTAAGATTGCACTAGCTTAACATTATATTTTGCTGCTATATTTTTAAGTTGATCTGGAGAAGCACCCACAATATCCTTGTCAATCATTTGGTTGATTTTCTTAAGCGCCTTTTCAAATCTTTCAACATTCTCTGGTTTGCCCTGTATCTTCACACCAGTTTTTTTACCAAGCCAAAATGATACAAGTGCTGTAATCAGATGAGAAAAAATGCCTTCTGACATATTCTTTTTTGCTTCTGATATTGTTTTTGATTCATACAGAGAATCAATATTAATCACCGTAATAGGATGTTTATTGTTGCTAGTAGTAGTGGACATGATATTATAATTATGGCATTCAACTTGTTAATAGAGTGCGTTTGTGAAGATTGTTGATAAGATATGGCTCTAGATAATTCTTGTTAGAATTCGTTGATAGCCCAATTGTAAGAAATGCTGATGGCAATATTTGCTGGTTCCTCAGTGTTGTAATCTAGTTCGTTCCAGTTGACATCAGAGAACCACGCATCTTTAAGGATCCACTTTTCAACCACTTCACCTACAGGAGAAAGCATTTTCAACGTCATATCCTCTTGGTATATTTCAGGGTAGCCCATAAGTCCAGTCGCAGGATCATAAATCATTCGCATCTTTTCCCAAATTCGTTGTGTTGCGCTAGGCGAAATATAATCGATCAATGTAATTGGAAGCGTAGCCCACTCTGGTTTACCAGCATATTTCCTTTTTATGTTCATATAAGGAACAACTGTTTCTGAAATAGTAACCTGTGGACGAGCAGCGGTCAAAAACATGAAAATATCAATGCGATCAATATTCATGATCCATCGATATTTGCGCTTTGGTTCTGCTTTGATCCCAAGCATACCTTGAATATCAAGCTGTTCTCGTGCCATTTATGGAATCTCCCGTGTTATATATTTAATTATTACCATCATGATATTATGGTGTGTCAAAGGATGCACCGTTCTCTGACAGGATGAAATCAAGAGGAATGATTTCGGACGTTCTGTATGGCATCAGAACAATTTTTCCAGGCATTTCATTGCGAGCTTCATTTTCTGCTGTAACAGTATCGCTATTCATTGCAATTTTGTATTTTTTGATTCCATATGTTGAAACGATGCTGTCAAGAATTGGACGCGACTTATTTTCAAATGTTTGCCAAGTTATTGAAGCGTTCTGTTCAAACACTAGATAACGAGCAATAGATGCGATGGCTTTTTTGATGTGAATCAACAGTCTGCGCACGTTGATGCGATTCAATGCACTGTCCTTGATTTGCAATGTCTTTTGGCCCCAAACTGTATAGCCCTCTTTGAATCGCACAATCGGATTGATTCTGTTGCGATACAAATCATCTCTATCTTCCTTGTCCAAAAATTCTTTTACGCCGAATACTACGTCATTCAAAATGGCGCGGTTCAGACCCGCTGGTGCATAGTATGGTTGCCCAAGTACATCATTCATTCCGTAAACATAGGGCATGATTACCGAAGGTTCTACAAACAATCTTTTGTTGTTATATGTATCTTCGATCAACACATGTGGGTAATATACACCAACATAGGACGAATCCAATCCACGACCAACCAAATAGTTAATGGCATCTGATTTCGTATTTCCAGAAATTGCCATGACATAGAACATGTCAGAGCGATTTTCAGCCATGTCAATTGCATAATCTGTTACAAATGAATGATACACACCAGGAATAACCAACATGTTGCTGTCTACTTCATCTGGATTGGATAGCACATCAATGCCTCTGCGAAAAGCATTTCTCGCTGTCCATGATGCCGAAGCATAGTTCGCAGTATCTCCAAGCAAAGTGTTATCTATGGGATTGTTCATGTGAATATCCCAACCGTCAAATCCTCTTTCAAGACCAAGGGTAAATTTTGCATATCCTGCAAATGTAGTAGTTGGGAGCGTACCTGTCCACGCTGTATTATACGCATATGTGTCGGCACTGGACCCAGAAACAGACTTTAAAGAAAAATCAGAATCGGATGTTGCGCTGGCCTTTCCACTGGCCCTTTCATATAATCTTGAGTGTATCGAAGCGGAATTGAATTGCACTCCCCATGTGTAACGCGAAGCATGAATTCCTTGTGTGTTTTTCAAATCGACAACGTATGGTAAAGAAGGGATAGATGATGACATCTTTCCATATCCACGAAATCCCCATGGAACGGCAGTATTTGGAAACGCGCTACCAGTTAGTTCTACGCGGACGTATTTTGATTTTACTGGATAATTTCCATCAGGAACAAATTTTTTGATGGTGGCATTATATTCTTCATGGTAATCACCAATTCTTCTCAAAATATAATTTGGAGAAGTTTCGTCAAATGTCAAATTTGAATGCTGTTCTAGGATCTGCATATTAGAATCTGTATCACCATAACTGCGCACAATAACATCAAATGTGCCATAAGGTGTGGTATCGGGCGACACAGAAGGCGAAACGCTGGAAACGGTTATTTTAACATGTGTGTTTTCGTTGGTTCCATCACCCAAGCTATGAATCTTGAACAAGCTGTATTCCGAAGATCCGAACGGCTGACTCTTGATCCAGGGTGTTGAACCAGACTTGTAGCCTAGTGTATAATCGCCGTATGTCGCACCCCACGATGCCGAATTCCAAGTTGGGTTTGCATTCAAGTTTTTGTAGTTATATTGAAATACTTTGTGGATATAGTATCCATAGTTGGAATCATGATATTTTGTAGCATCTATGTTATGTGTATTGCAAATATAGTCTGCGGCACCAGAATTAAAAGATGACGTTGAGGCAGCAATTGCCGTTCCAGCACCATTCTTTATTTCCAGGTAAAATTTTCCAGCATCCAAATCTGTTACAACAGCATGATACGCACCGCTGGTATGAATCAATGCCATGACATCTTCGTTATCTGCTGGGGTTGTATACATCACCGACCACACATTGTCAACCTTGAACCCTGGAGCGATGGTGTTTCCGTTGGTATGCGATGTTCCCTCTGGCCCCAACACACGCACCATGTTTAAACCAGCCAGCACTTTCAAACCTAAACGCGCAGAATAAACAGCAAGATTTTTCGGATCTTGGTTTCCAAACATGGCAACAAAATCAGGCCAATATCCCACGTTAGTTGGTTTGAAAGCCGGGCCTTGAGAAGCCGTGCCAATGATTGAGGGTCCGATTGCAGCAAGTCCAGCCGCCAATTCTGTTTCATCAATTTCGTTGGTAATAACTGCGGGTGAAACGAATTCTTGTACCATAGTGGTTATATCTCCTGAAAGATAATTTTCATTCTATATAATTATGCGGTATGGCACCAGGAATACAAAAAAATGATTGGTATATACTTGTTATTTATTGATATATATTATAAAATTTATCCAAACCACCTTGCTAATTCCTCTTCGGTTTCTGCTGTATAGCTTTCATCTGTGCGATTAAAACGCACCTTATATGAGCTATAATGCTTGCGCATTCTGATAAAACCATCATCCTTTGATTGATAATCTGGTATGTTTGCGGGGTTTCCAAAAATTACACCACCTACTCTAAAAGACAAGACATGTTTTATATTTCTTTCTTGATCTGTATAATCATCCAGATTGGATTCATCACGTACACTAGGATCCAAAAAACCAACATAAAAAAATCCTTGTGAATCTTTGTTGTCTTTGCGAGTTGTTTTTGTGCCCGCATCAGGAATTTTAAATGAATTTCTAAAATCCATACTTTGAAAAATAGTCTCTAAAATTATATTTGTTTCAGTGGAAATATAAACGGTTTCAATATCAACTTCATATGTTGCGACAAAAAAATCAGGAAATGGTATTGTATATATTTCGTGAACTATATTTGCTGGCGGTTCAGCAACGTGTTTCCATCTGGCTTTATGCAAGTTTTGAATGTTATTTGTTTTTCCATATGTCTTGTTGACAATTTGAATCGTTTCCATATCAGCAGCAGAACCATAGAATCCGTTGTTGGTGCGATCAACATCAACTTTTCTGATGCGAATAAATGGTTTTTTTAGAGTGCCATTTTCATCGATCAACTCTGGGTTGTCTGATGTAAATCTTCTTTCTGCCGTCGCCATATATACTGGTACTTTATAGACATTCCCATCTTGTGTTTCCGTGTTGATATCCAGTACATCTTTAAAATAATATAAAACAGCCGCATCCAATTCACGTATGCCTCGTTTTTTGAAAATAAAATCAGAATCCTTGTATGGTATATTTGACATAAATGCTATCCTTTGGTAATCAACATCGGTTCAAAGGCATATGTGCTTACAACAGCCTCCATTTTGGCCCTTTCTTGCTCTAGCATTTGGGAATGCGTCAGTGACTCCAGCCACTCCTTTAATTCGTTTCTAATATTATCTAACTCGCTTTGCGCCTCTGATTTGAGGCTATCTCCATCCATGGTAACGTCACCACCAGGAATCGGAAGCGTGGTAAACTTGCCACGAACTCTTCCAAGCAACTCTTTGCATAATGCAATAGTAATTCTTTTGATAAATTGCTTTGACATATAATTCAAAGAACCGTATGGCAATATATTAAGAGGAGCATTGGATACTGCGCTTACGCTCCCGGAAGGTGACAAATAACTAGTATAATGATCAGATGAGTACAGACTACCGCTAGATATGGGTTCTACATAATATGTATACCAAACTATTTTAGATGTAGTTGGAGCAGGATAAACAGATAATATTCCGTTATTGATTTTATAAGCGTAATTTGATCGCCTAACCTTATCAGATGTTTTAAACTCTTGAGTTCTCAAAACATCTTCCCAAACTGGCAACAAATAAAACATTACCTCTGGTATGTATGATGTAAAAGAAAATTCTCTGTTTAAGTAGTTCAATGCGCTTGTTGTGTTGAACAGGCGATACACCTGAACGTTCGCCGCATAAAACACATCCTTGATGTATAATATATCATCATTGTTCATTTTTCCAGCAGCAACCAATTCTCCTCGAATATCCTGGTGTTGTTGCGATGCGGCCAGGGTTGTGGAGGCCGAGTGGAGAGCGTATGTTCCGCCCAACCGCGCATATGGAGAGGCATAATGTTGCAGTAGCCTAGTTGAGTGGTGGGGCAAATTCATGTGTGCCACAGAGGCAGATGGAGCGCCAATCATATCCATTAAAAGATCTTTGGCTTGATATATATTTATATAGGCTTGAAACTCAAATGTTGCATCTTCAAAACAAGCAAAGATATCGTGGTCGGTCAACTCTGTGGTAACAGTTGCGCCGCCAAATCTCCTTCTGACATATTCTGTCATCGAATCTGCATCGTTTTGAAACGCAGGATCGGCATCAAAATATCCAAATGGAGTTTTGTACGATGCGCTGGCAAATAGCGTTGAGGGCTGTAGCGGCACTGTAGTCATTATATATAACCTTTTAAAATGATATCAGGCTATATATAATTATAAGGGATAGTTCTTTATGTGGTGATATTATACGTGCAAAGACAACTTGTATGGCTTTAGCCGCCTAACTTCTTCGCGCCCATTTCCAGGAAGAGTGAAACAAACTTCATACACACTATTTGAATACCCAACAATTTTACCAACCTTTCCAACAAAATAGCTATCCCCAAAGGCATGATGATTTACTCGTACGCGATCACCTTCGGCAAATTTGCGATTGTTCACTGTTTTGTTGGCAATGGCTCTTCTCGTCATTTAGTTGATCTCCTCGTTTTGGTTGGTTGTTGTGGTTTTCGCCTTGAATCTTTGAAGAAGTCCTGATTTTATGATTCCTGTTTTAACCGCACTTTCTATACTCGATAAAGATATCCAATTATCAGAAACATATATATATGCATATTTATTGTGTTTGGCAAAACTTGCAAAATATTTTATAAAATCATACATTCTGGATTTTTGATTTTTAAAACTATCTAAATGATTCAAATAATCATCTACCTTGTGCATTGCCACACCTTCAAACCAACTATCTTCTGGCATGATTAACGACTTAACATCTCCTTTTAACAGTATCACATGAATGGCGGTTAAAGTATCAGTAACAGAGTGATATTGAGCGGCAGAGATTTTAATCACGGATGACAACTTGTTTTTGAAATTATATAACAGCGCGGTAGCATACACATCACCTGCAATAGTTGGCCAGTCTCTTTCGATGATAACACCAAGAGCTTTAATCATCTCTGTGTCTTTGGTTACTGCATATGTATCAAGCGGCGCACGGGACAAAGGATGTACAAGATCTTCAAACTCAACAGAGTTAACTTGACTTTCAACACGAGACAAACTTTTACTGGTTTTTTTGGTCATTGCTTTTTCCTTTTTACTTTTACCTTTTGAGCGGTGAACCCGAATTGTTCATCATATTCCAATTCGTACAAGGCCATATTTCCGGTTGCAAGTTCTTCAAAAGTATCCAAGCAATAAGCCAGGGGTGGATTTTTGATTGACCATTTCCAAATCTTGACCTTGTGTATAGACCTTCCATCTGTAAGCGTAGCTACTATGTACTCTTTGTGATTTTTTGTTGTTTTGCGTTCACTAGAAGTCATTATAGCACAAACATTTGGTCGTGTTTCAGAAAAATCATCGAATGTGGGTAACCCACCATGTTTTATGGCATTGTAAATATTTTTCATTCTAGAAGCCAACACATTGTTTTGTAACATGGCATAGTAATCCCAACCAATATATTCTTCTGCAAGTTTGCGAATCTGCAACTGTGTCAGTGGATCGGCATTGTCAGAAGTCATGGCAAATATTATTTTGTCACGCACCTTATCTATGCGCCCTTTTTTGATTTTAGTTTTATCATATGCGGTCAAAACATTCATGGCAATAAATTTTTGCTTGAAAGAATACTGATCCTTGAAACCATTAACACTGTTAACTGCCGATATAGAAGTTTTATTGAATTTGCTCCAGGGATATACGAGAACATCAACTATATCTTTGAATTGAGATAAATCAACCGATTGCATTTCATTGTATGCAATTTCCCCAAATCCCTTTAACATCTTAAAACCACATCTTATATGCGATTCGTCTTCTACTGTAAATATATATTTTGAATCATGAAACGAAATGGGTAAAATTTCAATGCTATTATATTGCGCATCTTCAAGATATTTTTTGTAATCTTCTGCGTTGTCACTATGATTCAAGGCAGCGCAATAAAACTCAGCAGGATAATATACTTTGCACCAAAGAGTTTGCATAGCAATATATGCATAGCACAAAGCGTGCGAATAGTTAAAGCCATATCCTGCATAATTCATAATATATTTTAAAATAATAGCTATTTGTTGCATCGATAAATCGGGGTGTGCTTTAGATGTTTTTTTATAAAATTCCTTTACAAACTCTTTTACTTTTTTGTTGCTGCTATTTAACGGATTGTCCGCGTCGATATCCTTGCCACCCAACAATTTACGATACTTATTGGTTGCACCCAAAGACACATTCATAAATCGCGCAATGGTTTGCATCAATTGCTCTTGGTAGATAATCACGCCTCTAGTGTGGTGTGTAATTTCTGAGATAATAGGATGCGGAGGAACATCCATTTCTCTCTTGGCATATTTATATGCGAAGTCAATTTGGCCAGGGCGATGCAATGCATTTACAGCAATCACATCCTGAAACGTCTTTGGTGCCACAGCCTTTAATAACTTGTTGATACTGGAAGATTCAAATTGGAACACACCTATGTTTCTGCCGTCCATAATTTTTGAATACAATTTCTTATCTTGTAAATTTATATCCAACAAATCCTTGGTTATATCTTTACTTTGTGTTTGTTTTACAAGATCTACCACACCCTTTAAAATAGATATGGTGTTAACACCTAATATATCTAACTTTAGTATTTTTAGTTCTTCGATTTGCTTATCTTCTTGTCCACCGGAAAATGCAGAGATAATCGCTCTGCTTTTTTTGTCTTCGGCATCCCCAACACTATCCACTGGTATATGATGGTGTATGGGTTCTGACAAAATAATAATACCTGCTGCGTGTTGCGAACGATGCCGAATATGCTTGTACATTCGTTGCGCAATGTATAAAACTTTTTTGCGCGATGCATCATTTGTCCATTTTTTGATTTGAGAACTTCCCTTTTGTAAGAGTTCTTGAAAATAATCATCAGGTGTTTTAAATCGTTTTGGCAAATCATCTTCTAGGCTCTGCACAAAATCATTGGTATCACTTAACGGTATTTCCAAGACTCGCGCC